ATGGCAAATAATATCGAAGAGATTATGTCTTACTCACCCGCGGAGCTGCGAGTGGGTAAGGAGACTTATGTATCCCTTTATGCTTACGATCCGGCGCTTAAGAAGCTACGACGCAAACGGTATAAGCTAAATCATATCAAGCCTGCAGCAGAGCGCAAGCGATATGGGCGCGACCTTTGCGTGCGACTGAACGAACAGCTGCGGCAGGGATGGAACCCTTTTATAGATGCGGAGTCTATAAAAGGTTATGCCAGGTTTGAGGATGCTGTCACTGACTGGATACGCAGACAAGAGCGACTCATGAAGGACGGAGTGACGCGGGAGGCGACATACGTAGAATATGCCTCGAAGGTGCGCAATCTGCTCAACTACAACAGTAAGCTCAAGATACCGATCACATACATCTACCAAATAGACGCACGCTTCCTGAACGATTTTCTGGACTACATCTACATCGAGCGAGGCAATACGGCCAAGACGTACAACAACTACATACGTGTCATCAGTGTGATGTGCAAGTTTTTCTTGGAGCGAGGATATCTCAACAACGACCCTACCGCAAAAATCAAGTCAATCAGCAAAAGTCGGCTACCACAAAAGGAACGTAATATCATCAGCTCCAGCGACCTACGTAAGATATATGAGTATCTAAGCGAACACAACAAACACTATCTCCTTGCCTGCTACCTCGAGTACTACTGTTTCGTGCGTCCGAAAGAACTGAGTATGCTGCAGGTGGGAGACATCAGCTACAAGAATAGAGTGATCCTGATACGCCGTGAGGTAGCCAAGAACAGAAAGGAACAGATCACGACGCTTCCTGAAGTGGTTATCCGTATGATGCTGGATCTTGAGATACACAGTCACCCTGACAGCTACTACATTTTCTCCGACAACTTCATGCCGGGTAAGGATCGCAGAAGCGAGAAGGCATTTCGCGACGAGTGGCTTAAGATGCGGCGCAAGCTGAAGCTCTCAGAGAGCTATCAGTTTTATTCCCTCAAGGATTCTGGCGTGTCGGACATGCTTGACAAAAATATCCCCGCAATCGCCGTGCGCGACCAGGCACGCCACTCCAGCGTGTCAGTAACTGAGATATATGCGCAAAAGAGAGCGCGAAAAGCAAACGCGGACATCCTTCGATTCGAGGGGAGTTTTAATGTTTTTCTACTCCGCCGTTGAAATTTTCCCGTCCAACCGTCCAACCGTCCAACAAAAAAGCCCCATGCCGAAGCTCTCAGGCGGCATGGGGCGGAGGTGTGATAAGGGCGGAGAGTTACCGCCCGAGAGCTAAAGTTTGTCGGCGGCGCGGCGGATACGCTCAGAAAGGTCGCACAATGCTCCTCGGAGCTGCTCCTTCTCGGCATCATTAAAGCCGGAGGGTTTGCCATTTCCATCGACGCCATCCATTTTGTGGTATAGCCATGATGCGGACTTCCCAAAATAACGGTGAGCAATGCCCCTCCATGAGATGTCGACCAGTATGTCTTGCATCTGATCTCTTACTCGTTGTTCCTTTATGACCTGTACTGTTTCCATATTTCTTTTTGGGTTTGCCCCTCCCACCGAGGCGGGAGGGGTCGGTTCTTAAAAAACTTCGATCAGCTCGTCAAATAGTTGTGATGCATAGTACAACAACTGTGGGTGACCGTTTGGATAACTCTTTCTGTAGTTTCTAATCGCTCGGATGAGCTCTTCTTCTTTTTCTGTTAGTTTCATACTCACTTGTTTTTTATCACACCACAAATATAGTACTAATTTTCGTACTATACAAGTTTTTCCGCATTTTTTGATGGGTGTGAAAAATTTATTTGAAGAAATCCATCTGGGCCAGCTCTTGAGCATTGCGCACCTTATCGATTCGTATATACCGAAAAAATGCCTGCTCCGTCTTGTGCCCGGTAATGAGCATAATGCGCGCTGGCAGAATGCCGGCAAGGTATGCATTCGTAGCGAAAGACCTACGAGCTGTGTGGCTGGACACAAGAGCATACCGGGGTATTGATTTACGATATGTTTTAGCCCCCTTTCTGTACTCGCAAAACACTTTGTCGGTAATGCCGGCGCGCTTGCACAACGTCTTGACACGCTTATTGTAATTGGTCTGCGAGTCTGTGTATCGAACAGCACCTCCATGCTGTCGTACAATCTCTCGAGCACGGCGACGTAGCGGTATCACAACCTTTACAGACGTCTTTTTAGTCTTGATGGATAGGGTGTCATTGTTTATGTTCTCGTCTCTGATTGCAATCAGGTCGGAATACCGAAGCCCCGTCTCGCACGCGAAAACAAAAAGGTCGCGTATGATCGCGGACTTTTTGTTGACCTTGAGCTTGTAAATACGCCCGACTTCTTCGTCTGATAACGCTACGGTCGTAACCTCTTCCTCCCTGAGCTGGAAGTCCTCGTAGTCTCGACCGACCGACATGCCATCTTTCCGCATGCGATTTACAGCTGCCACGATTGTTTGTGCAATTTTGACAACCGTGTTGTGTCTCAGATCGTAGTTAAGACGTATGTAATTAAAAAAGCTCTCAACGCATATATAATCAAAGTCCTTGCTCATCACGTATTTGCCGATATAGACCTCGTAGCGCTCGAGGTAATTAGCAGCATTGCGCATGCTCCCCTTGAGGGTTACCGAGCACCTCCTACACGCCAAGGAGGCGCGCAGGTAGGTGGTGATACGGGTGGACTTCATTGTCGCAGGAGTTACATTACATTGACTAAGTCCAATTCATGCGTGCGACGTCCATCGGCCAAGGATGTATCTCCGAGGTTACTGATGATGCCACAGTACGGATGCCCCTCCTCGATCAGACCGGACAACGGACGCACATAAGGAGTGCACACAGCCACAACAAGTTGGACGCCGTGACCGACCGTGGTCTCGACTGCAAGCAAGTCTCCAGGCTGAACAGCCTTTCCATCAAAAGAATAAGGCACATACCACGTATACGCATCTTCTCGCAGTTCGCCACAGTCTCTGTAGAATTCGAAATGCCGCGCATCAACACAAAGCATTTCATTCTTATCCCCAAAAACGGTCCAACGTTCGACAGCTGTAAGCTCGTCCAAACGTCCTTCAATAAGTAAGCTTTTAAGTCTCATATCTATTATGTTGTTTATTGTTTAGATTCGATTGGGAGGCGACGTCCGTTGGGTCCCACGAGGTAGGGTCCATGTTGTTGGTCATCTGACAGCTCTGCTGTAAAATCTTTTTTCCTATATCCATATCCGTAATGAAAGTATGCTACGTCGATTGCTTCTTTCTTGTTCTGTTGCCACGTGTCGCACACAAACTCGCCTCTTACGTATACATTATAATGTTTTGTTGTAGCCATGATGTTTACTTGTTTATGCCCCCGCGTTAGGCGAGGGCGGTTATTTTACCAAATGCCGATGTATAAGCCTGTACCAACCTTTATCCACTCGAAGTCCTTCTCCATATCTACATTGTCACCTCCGCGCTCTTCCCAGCGATTTTCGTTGAAAACATCCCTGTCCCAAACGCGTATTGCAGGCTCGTCCCACATTTCTTCCAACTCGGCTCCAGTAATCCAGTAATAATCTCCATCCCTGCGAACAGGGTATAGTAGCGTCTCGTCGGCTGTATCTGAGTCAAAGTGATTGATGTAGTCGCCGACCGTCAGGTTATCCACCTCGTTGAGGAACTCTTCCCAAGACTCGCGTTGTCTATCTGACAGATCGTTGATACTATCTATAGAGTCTTCGCCAGACGCATTAAATAAATATGCGAAGAAGCCCGGTTCGTTTTCGGCCGACACCTTAAGCCACTCCTTATAACTATAGCCAATGGCTCCATAATAGTTTTCGAGAAGCTGGGCTTTGATGTAATTCTGAATTGTTTGTTCCATCGTTTTCATTGTTTTCTGTCTTTTATTGATTTGTTTGTTACTTTTCTGTACTGCAAAGGTAACACAAAAATCAACTCCGCCAAATTTTTCGGGCAAAAATTTCACTTTTATGTTACGAGCACCGCAAAACCTGTAACACAAAAGGCAAAAACGCTATATTTGCAGACGTAACAAACAAAGCAACAAAATGGACATAGACAGGATAATCGCACGGATACGAGAGCTGATGGACAGGCGCGGGATGCAAATAACGACACTCGCAGACAGAGCCGGCATTGCCCGGCCGGCGGTGAGCCGCCTCCTCGGAGGCAAGGTCAAGAACCCGACTCTTGACACATTAGACAATATCGCAAAGGCGCTCGAGGTGCCAACGAGGGAACTCTTCCCCCCGGAGGCTGCAGAGATAAAGGGATATATCGAGATGGATGAAAAAGTGATCGTCGTTAAGTCGCGATCCGACCTCGAGCGAATAATCGAAGAGCAGAAAGAATAGTCTCTCCAGCGATAAAAAAAAGAAAGCCGGACGCATTCGAATGTGCCCGGCTTTCTTTTTTCAGAACTGCGCGCTTATCCCTTGCAGCCCCACACGCTGAAGGGCAAGAGCGTCAGGCGAACGCCCTCACAGTAGAGGAACTTGATACCTCCTCTGCCTGTCACTTCTCGAACGTGCTGCTTCTTCAGAGCAGACGTATCCCCATCTTGACAGATAGCGTTGAGTTGCTTGATGATCTTTTCTTTCTGCAGCAGAGAGATCCCCTTGAAATTAAGCCCATAGGCGAACGAAAAGACCTCGTTAAAATGCTTACGCGAGACTTTAGATTTAGACGCCTTAGACATCTCGCTGACTGTGACGAAGTGTACGATCTCCGTCTTGTCTACTACTTGCTTTTGCTCCATAGCTTTTTGATGAAATTATTGATTATTGTAATGCCCCACCTCTGGCGGGTGAGGATGATAAATAGTTAACGATCCCCTCTACGTGCAAGCTCACGATAGCACGTCTCCCTGCAGGCGACAAGAGAAACTCCACATCCGAACGATTGTCCTGAAAAAGATTTTCCGTGAGGACAGCAGCGCAGAGCGTATTCTTCAGTATGTAGAAGTTGCTCTCGAGATCGCGATCTCCATCGCCCGTATCCATCCGGAACGGACGTTGCGCTGAGGAATAGCGACCGTCCTTTTTCCCGGCTGCTTGCTGTGCTGCATACTCTTTCAGATGCACTTCTGCCGCATCGTACAGACACTCTGCCAGCCGATCGGAGTTGGTGCGTCCGGGAGTCGTGTAAGCACTCCACCCACCGGCTTGCATCCAGCCGGAGCCGTCTCCTGCGGCATCGTTATGGATAGATATGAGCAAGACATTTGCGGAGCCCAGCTCCTTGCACACGTCATTGACACGACGGACGCGTGTAGCAAGCGCAACGTCGATATTTTCTCGCACAATACGCTCTGCCTCGTAGCCCCGTCGACGCAGCTCAGCCACTACCTCTTCCGCAATCTCACGCGTGTAGAGGTACTCCGGAATCGGCCGTCGGGAGATCGCTTGCCCGACGTGTTTTCGCCGTGTCCGTTGTCAATAAGAATCTTCATAACTTTTTTCCTCCTCTCCGGTCTCGCGTACGATTTCATCTCGAACTATCTTGCGCAAGCCGGATTTAAGCTGCAGTAGCTTAAATCTGTATGTATAATCAATACCGATAAGGGCTCCGGCGAACGTCAAAATCTCGCCAAATGCGACCAAAATACTCTCGTGTATGATGCCGCAAGGTGGCACCCAAAAAGCACTAAATAGGAGTACAACTCCTACAAAGATGAGAGCACAAGCCAAGTAAAACTTGGTAGCTCCAGACGGTCTTCTGTTGATTGTCTTTGTCATTTTATTTGTATCAATTACAGACCTGTCGAACTGTCAATGTTCGCCAGGATGGGATAAATAATTAACGATCCATTGTCTTTTCTCACCTCGTAAATGCTCCTTCGAGGGATGGAACGAATCCCCCCTACAACAGGAGCACCCTGCAGTAGAATGCTGTTTTGGGAATTATTCTGAACACGAAACTCGAACCCGTCTGGGAGAGTCGAAGGGACGGTCATGTATACCGTTCTGCTTGTCCCATTCCACGTGATCCGAGCCATTTCATCCGTCACGCTGAAATTGCTCGACGTGATATAGTTGCGAGGCATAATGACACCATTAAGCTTCGCCACCCATGTAACTTCGCCCGCCACTTTCTTTTTTGCTATGAGCAAGTCAGAGGCTTCTGTGTGCGATAGTTTCGCTGCACCTTCCGACTGATTGACAACCAGCCAGTAGTGCTTCCCGCGGATCGAGACCGCCCGAAATGTTAGAATAATTTGTTCGCCGCAAGCAATCTCCTTGAGCGCATAGGTCCCGTTTTCAGGCCGTGGAAAATAAGCTATACAGCCGGATATGGACGAATGCGAAATTCCGTTCGCCGGAGGAGTCGTTGTCGTTGTTTGCAGTATATCACGACTTCCGCCAAATACTACACCTCCTCTCAGATAGGAAGCGGTAGATGCATTATAATGCACATAGATGCATCCATCGTATCCTCCGCAGTAGGTATTTGCAGAGGACTTGAATAGCGATAACTCACGTCCCTCCATCACGGCAGGGTCTGGAAGGATGAAAGGGCTGTTTGCAAACGCAATATCGATTGTGTCGCAGACGTATGAGTTCCCATCCTTTTGCAAAGCCTTTGTCTCCATCTGTGAGATGAGAGACATGTAGGCGCTGAGAGAAGAGACCTTTTGAGACAAGTGTGGAGACCCAAAGCTATCCCACAGGTCGTTGATTGACTGTCCGACCTGCAGAAGCTGCTGAGCTTGCACAGCGTCAAGCTCGGCCACCAAATCCAATACGTTCTCTTGCTCGCTAAGCATTATACATTCAAATCGAAATAATAAGTACCCATTTCACCGTCAGACAACAGGAGTCGGACGTCCACTGCCCCTGTCGCCGTCACGGTTTTCTTCAGCGTATCCGCGCCGGATGTGTTTTTTTATACCATTTGATAGTCTTGCCGGATCCTTGTATTTGCTTCTCCACGCCGCCGAGGAACCAACGAGGCGTCAATGCCACTTTCCCCCCAATGCCATTGACGACCTTGCCATTGCGAAAATCCCCAACGCGGTCGACGAAAAGACGGACGTTTGAAAACTCGCCTGCGTCTTTAGCGTTGAGGACTATAGTTTTTGCATTAAGAGCCTCTACGGCAGCAGAGCCTGCTGCATCCGCCTTTTGCTGCGCGAGGGTCGCCTTGCTATTTGCATTAGCAGCAGCGGTGTTGGCAAGGGATGCCTTTTCGTTTGCCGACGCTGCAGCGGAGTTCGCTGCGTCAGCCTTTTGCTGCGCCAGGGTCGCCTTATTATTTGCATTAGCTGCAGCGGTGTTGGCCAAGGATGCCTTTTCGTTTGCTGACGCTGCGGCGGTGGTTGCTGCGTCCGCTTTTTGTTGAGCGAGAGTCGCTTTATTATTTGCATTGTCCGCTGAACTGTTCGCCGCCTGAACCGCGGAGGAAAAAGCCGGGACTTTGTCCGCAACAGCGTAGTTGTCAGAGTCTGACCCGTCCGCCTTCTTCCACTTTCCGGACACCGGATTTATTTTAGGTGTCACGGCATCCTTGAAGTCCTGATCAGCCTTAAGCTTCTGAGAGGCGAGAGCCGCCGTCGGCTCTTTTACCTTGTTGATAATGGCCACAGAGTTGACATTCACCTTGCCAATAAAATTCTCGTTCGAATTGTTCTGCTCGACCTTATCGTTGAGTGTTAAGACCGACGCGCTCAAAGAAGCGATCGGTCCGGACCCGACCATCTCCCATTTGAAGTCATTGACGGATGTCGGCTCTCCTTTAACCGTTCGGAGGAATTTATATTGATAAGCGTTCAGTCCTTGTGCTTCCGGAGGACTGGACTCATCTACGCGCAGCGTATATTCATCTCCTTCATGAAGTTTGCACAGCTCGATCGTGTCCCAAGCCTCCGCGGGGGCATTGAATCGAGACGGGATATAGTTGCCGGTGAAAAACTCGATATTGTTCTTCAGAGCCACTTGCATATCGGACTGGAGCCCCTGAAGGGCAGCAAGGTTGGCCGCATTCACTGTGCCCTGAGACGCCTGAAAAGCTTCAAGGCTCGTGATCTTGCCGGCAGACTCTGCGATCTTTTGATTGATCGTAACCTGCGCGGCAGATAGACTACCGATTTTGCTCTTTTTGTCGCTTTCGAGAGCAGAAGAAGCGTCACCTAAAGCCTTATTGAAATTTGCAATCTCGGGCGCATTCTGGTTCGAATAATCGATCTCGTTGTTTTGGTCTTTCTGTACGATGACATTGACAGCGCTCGTTATGCTATTGATAAGGGCATCCTTGTTTGGCAAAGAAGACGCCTGCAACTCTTTAATCTTAGACAATGCGAGAGAATTAGCCGAAAGCGAGAGCCCGGCACCGTCCTTGATTGAGTTTACTATTAAAATCTCAGAAGTCATACTCGTTTATATCTAAACTGTTCTATAATTCGACTGTCATCAGCGGCGGAAGTCTCCAACCAAAAACGGATTTTGTCCGTCAATGCACGATTCACGACGATCTCATGCCTGCCGACCGCATAGTCCTCCCACTCCGCATCCGTCATACCGTCATGCACGCCGGTCTTTGTCCTTCTTCTCCAGATGAAGTTGACCGCCGGCGTCATCTCAAGCACCTCGTCCGTTATATCCGCCCCGTTGAACCGGACACCGACGCTTAACGTCGTTGAGGGCTCCTGCTTGATGATCAGACCCTCCGTAGAGCGGATGAAAATCGAAAGGTTTTGAGTTGACAAGATTGCAGTATCAATCGTCACAGCAGTCAGGTTCGTGTACGCCTGGGCTTGATTGAAGGCCTGCTGCTGTGCCATGTTCGCGTAGCCCAAAGCTGTTGCATTACAGTCCTCTCCCATCTGCGCCAGCTGTTGCAGCATCTGATCTGTCAGATGTTCCTTTAGCGACTTATGCGCGATGTACAGCACTTTTCCGTACTTGCCGAGCGCATCTTCGACTGCGACGATGAGGTCTTGAGCCGTATCGCCGGCAAAAGGATGCTCGACGAAGTACGCACGCAATGCATCCAAAGAAGCCTGCGCCTCTCGATCCGCGTTTGTGAGAGCGACCTTCACCACGTCCACAACACTGCCGATTATCTGATCCTTGGACGCACGCAGTGTCTTGAGCTGTGCGCTGAACGATGATAAGATCGCCGTGTTCGCGGAAGACTGTATGCCGCTTTGAGCGAGATACCAAGCCGTGTAATCCTTGATCAGCTTATCTATATAGCCCTTAAGCGAGTTCTGCAGGGAGCCGAGCAACTGATTATAGCCGATAACGCCCCATACGTTATTGTGAAAGCCCGCGAAGAATACCCCCTCATCCGCGGACAAGGGTGCGAGATCAGAAGGATGAGGGGGTAAAGGAAAATCCATCGATGGCACCGCAGGCAACGAGGATGGAGGCGCCTCGAGTATCCCGATGTTCAAAAAGTCTTCGTCGTCGGACAGCTCATAGGTGAAGCTGTAATCGTAGATATTGTCCGACGTCGAGCTCTCGCTTCCCGATTCGGTTATAATGATCGCCTGCAGCCCACCGTTTCGATATCGATATCGATGCGGTGAGCGGAAGAAGTCGAGCAACCACACCCGTTCGCGGATAGAAATGCTGCCGGTGTTCTGCCTCCAGCGCGCCGGCAGCTCGACTCCGTAAGTGTGAGTTTCATCTTGACGAGAGAGGGTTTTATCCTCAGAGTTGATAAGTAGCACTTCTTCTCCACAGAAGCGAGCCGTATCCATTCCGCCGAGGCTGTTCTGCCAAAAGAACCAACGCTCTTCTTCGCTCTTAGCAGAGTCGAGGACGTACTGCATCTCCACGCCGGCGGTGGTAGTCACTTTGTAGAAAGTGATATAGTCGTCGGCAGCGATGTCTATTAACTTTCGTATCGCTGCAGGTGAGACGTCGATGGTGTAGACGCCTGTGCTTGTCGTCTGCTGCGAGAGCCCCGCAGCCTGAATGGGCGTCGCACCTTTACTATTTGTGTATATAGTATACACGATGACATCCCCGGATCGGAGATAGAGAGTAAGCCACTCCGGCTGATTGTACATCACATATTTTCGACGAGGCTGCCAAGAGAGCGGATTCTTCAGCAGCCACTCCTCCACGTTGTCTTCTACACCCGATATGCCTCCGCGGATCACGCGGAACGACAACGAGGGTTGAGCAGCTCCCATGAATCGCACCTTGACATCCAGCATCATGCGTTCCTGCTTGAAGAGGCGCACGCGGGGGGCGAGCACTTGAAACTCGAAATAAGGTCGAAGCAAATCGGAGAGGTCGATTGTGACACGACCTCCGGAGGGGGTATAGTTCAAGGGTATTGTCGCGACAACGGAAGAGCCGGTCGACACGGAGACAGAAGCTGACAATACGGACTCGTCCGTCTCTACGGTTATCGGTTTCAAGTTGCCGAGATAGTGTACCCCTGCAAGCCACAAAGCATCAAGTAGTCTGTACATATTCGCATCTCTTTACAACACAAAAAAACGCGTCCCGTCCATCGCAGCAAAGGACAAGAATTATAAGGCCTTCACCTTCAGACAGAAATAAAGGACGAAATAATCCAGATGCGGTACGTTCGGCGGATTGTTCCCATGCCCCCCACCCGGATCCGGCTCTATATTATCCGGGGGAGTAGTGGCTTCGGACGTCTTGATCTGCGAGACGGCATACACGTAGCAGCCACCTGTTGCGATCTGTTCAGGTGTCGGGGCAGGTACGACACGATCGCCACGCCGCTTGAAGGCTTCGGACAGCTGGTTGATAGCGTCTCCCCAGTAGTAAATAGTATTCGCCGGATAGTCGTTCCCCAGCCCTGTCGTTGGACCCGGGTCGAAGTCGTACCCGCTCGGGCACTCATACATATCGTCGGCAAAAAAGGTAACATGCGATCCCGGAGCGTGCTCCGGCACAGGGCTGAAACGCCATCTCCGCTCGATAGACCATGAGTGCGTCGGGAGCTGCGACATGGCCGACTTGAGCGAACTGATGTAATCAACGCTCACAAGATACCCGGCGTCAAGACTGCTGAGGTGCGGCTTCATCGTGAGAGATCGCAGCTTGAGCACAGAGATGCTGTCCGCCCGGGTACTGTAATCGATCGATTCGGGCAAGAATCGATTGCCGGACACTATAATCGGCCTCGCGGCCGACAGTGTCATCTTGTCGACTCCTCTCAACTGCACAGGCACCTCCGCCTCGGTCAATCCGTATCGCAAGAGTTCATCATACTTTTTGCCAAACAAAGCGAATAGCCCTTGCTCTCCATGATAAAGAAGTGACTTCTGCGAGGCGGCATCTATCAGCCCCCCCTGCCTTAGACCGCCAGGTCTACCGACTGGCAGCGCAAACATGACAGGCAGTTCACCCTTGCGATCCTCTTTATCCTCCTTGCCATCTGACAATCGACAGAAGGAGTTAAGCCAGCGACCTTCTCCCACCTGCGGAATAGCGACATTGCTGAAGGCTGTATTTGTTAGCGGAAGCTGCATCGCAGGAACAGTATCGCCGCAATCGATCGCTTCGGGGTCGTAAGACTTGTGCTCATCTATATAGTCTGCTATAAGCGAGCCGACGGCAAGCAGCTTGCCACTCATGTCTCGCAGCACCATATACCGATACAGAATACCGGTTCGCACATCCACGCAGAGGCCGAATCGCTTCTTCAGTGTTTCTTTCAAGTTTTCTGTCTGCTCGAAGCTTTCGTTATCCACGCCTCGAGGAAAAGAGGGGCGGATATAGGATGCACTCTTGAGTTCCAGTCTTCGATACCGCACCGGATAGCTGAAGGTCGGCTTGCCGGCAAGTCGATCCGTCATATCGGTACTATCCCCCGACAACAAGCTATCGAAGTGGGCGAACCGGACAGAGGTCGTGGATTCGTCCACGACCCATCGAGATAGGAACTTACCCTCCACGGCAGATAGAAGGTCGCTCACCGAGCAGTCAGGAGCAAGCTGGAGCGGCGTTATATAGCCGTTTGCCACCGTGTCGTAGTTATGGTTCAGCAACACCATATCCCGATAGGGGTGCTCCGACAAAGCTCCCCAGTCTACGACCTTGTAGCCGTAGTGTTTGAAAACGCGAGCAAGCAAGGGACGCAAGCGCAGGAAGGGCGTGAGCAGAAAGCCGGCAGGGATCACAGTCGACTGACCATCTATGTCGATCGTACGATCCCGGTACGCTGCAAAGACCCGCCCCGGGTGGGCTGTCGTTTCCTGATATTCATTCAAAATATGAGCATCCGCAAGCACGGGAAGATGTCTATCAAGTCTTCATCCGTCATCTCATTCTTGCGTGCAACATCTTCGAGATGCAGCATTGCAGCTGTGGCAGTGGTATAGTCGAGGCGCGTGTACTGCTTCTCGATTACGGTAGACAGCTTGTCGGACTGCAGGGCGGAGTACATCTGCCCCAGATTTAAGACGAAGTTGCACTCGTAACCCTCTGCCTCGTTAGCAGAAAGCAGCGCCATTTTTGCAGGATAGAAAAAGACTCCATCCTGCAGCGTGACATCGAAAGAGGTCTTGATAGTCCCCATCCCGACATCGTGCGGGAAACCCAGCAAGCGAGCATTGCTGGGGGATGGCGGGAGCCGCACGGGAATGCTATGCTCCCCGTATTCGGAGAAGAACGGGTTGATGCGACAGATCTCGACTGAGAAGTCGACAGGGAGATCGAGTTGTTCTCCAGATTTCAGTTTGATAGTCATTACTTTTTCTTGGCTATGGATGAACCCTTGTCGACAAGCGCCTGCTTGCGCTGAAGCTCAGATAATACGACAGTCGAACGAATCCCCTCCCGACCTGCGCGCTCCATCGTGTCGACGAATCGCTCCATCGCACGCACCGCGCGATCGTTGCTGCCGACTGGCAGAGTCGCCGGTGGGGGCGTGTCTACTCGTGATGCGGATCCTGCGATATATCCGCCGGACCGGTGACCGACCAGCTGCCGGCGAAGCACAGCCCCCATGTCGATGGTGCGAATCTGCCCACTGAGCTGAGCGGCATCAAGCATGCGGATGATGGGAGCGACAGTGGGGTTAGACAGAGCATCGTTGCTGGCCACCCACTCACGACTGCGACCCGCAGGGCCATCGCCGACTATCACAGTAGGGCGATCTACATAGCCGCGCCGGCGTGGCTCGTGCATGGCGCGGAAACGCTTGCCGTCCTGCTCGCGCTCTACATCTATATATCCGCCATCCTCGCGTCCACTGGCCACACGCATAGGCATGCCGGAGGTGGACGAAGAAGAGCTTCCTCCACCTCCCGGCTGGGCGTTCTTAACCTTCATCCTCTCTTGATTGGCAACAGCGAGCTGGAGCGTGCCGGCAGCAGACATGGCAACGGCTGCAATCGGTCCGGCAATAGGACCAAGTTCCGCCATAGCCCTCATAACTGCGACCGCTGTATTGGCAATGATTTCCGAAGCTTTGATGATGAAGTTTATATCCGCATATTTCTTCTGAATAGCAAGCTTCTCGGCTTCCTTCTTTTCCTCGATCTCGCGCAGCTTTTCCTGATTGCCTTGTGCTGCTGCGATCTCGGATGCATACTTCTGATCGACAGCGATCATTTCCTGCTCCTGCATGTAGCCTGCAGCGGCAGATGCGATTTCCGTCACCGCCTTCACGGAGAATTCCGTAAACCGCTTCCTCAAGTCTGCTTTCTTCTTTTGATACTCTTGCTCCTCGAGCAGCCCCTGGCGATGCTGATCACGAAGAGAGATCATCTCTTGAGCAAATGCGGCCAGCTGCCCGGCAAAGCCCATGCCCGCGATTGTTTGCAGTTTTTCCGCCTCGGCGTCGATTTCGATTTTAGCTTTTGCTTGAGCATAGACCTTTGCGAGCCTTTGTCGCACTTCAGCATTATCCTTGTATTTCTTCAGCTCCTGGCGATAGTACTCATCGAGGGCAGCAAGCTTCATTTTCGTTTCGAAGTCCGGATCGACAAGTCCGAACTGCTGACGCATTTCGTCGCTGGCTTTGCTCGCCACCCTCGCTTTCTCTGCTTTTTCCTTTGCCTCTTGCTGCTTCCTCAACACCTTTTCCAAGGCCTTTTCGCCGATGGCGGACAAGGAAGCATTCAGCGCGATGCGCTTATCGATGACGGCTTCTTCAGATTTAAGGATGGCAGCAGACGCTTCATCGACAGCTCGCTTCTTATCCTTGCCGTTTTTGACTTCGAGGTTCTCCAGCGTGCGATACAGCTCTCGATACTGCTCGAGACGAAAGTCCGCGGATGCTTTCTCCGTTGCTGCAACGATAGACGCATAGGTCTCAGCCGTAATCTTGCCGGCGGATTGCTGCTTCTTGCCTCTAAGCGGATACGTGTCTGCGTCTCTTCGAAGAGACGTATTTCTTCCGCCGAGGCACTTTTTACCGACTCGATACGGTCTTTTTCCGCCTTTGCAGCAGAAGCGGCGGCACTCTTAGACGTGCGCCCAAGATCACGAAGACGGTCTATTTCTTTCTCGATGCTTTCGATTTTCTTGTTCTTAGCCGCAATCTCCGCCTCGGAGGTTTCCGGCAGCAGCTTCGCTTGCTCCAGTAGCTCCTCTTGCACTTTGATCAGCGATACGGTTGCGGCCGCCGTCTTGTCCGCAGAGGAGGTGAGAGATTGGGTAGAGGTCGTGATCTCTTTGTCGAGGGCATCTATCACAGACTGATTCTTCTCCAGCTCTGCAGTAGTCTTTTCGAGAGCACGATTCGCCGCAGACAAATCGGACGCGAGCCCACTTGTCTGCATCCCGACTCCCAGCTGCCGCATGCCGGATCCGGACAGCTTGCTGTTCGCCTGGGAGCTGACGAGACTATTGCGGAGGTCGTAGTCGTCCTTCGCCTTCTTGACAGCTGCTCGGTCTTTATCTTGCTGCTTCTCAAGCTGACGCTTCTTTCTGTAAGCCTCCTCCAGCTCCTCTTGAGCTGCCTTCATCTTGATTTGCTTTTCGAGCTGCTGTAAGTACTCGCTTATCGCGAGTGTGTTATGATTGATCAGCACGCCTTCTTCCGTGATCGTAGCGTTGTAAGACGGCATGATCTCTTTGAGCTTCTCGATTGCTGCACGACGAGCGTCGACGCTCAGCTTGTTGTTCTCGATCGTCTTCGAGAGCACGTCCACCTTTGCCGCCTGCGACTGAAACTCTTCCGTTGCCTTTTTGGAAACCTGCAGGAGGGCTTTTTTCTCGGCCGTAAGAGCCTGTGCACGCCTGTGCAGGGTATAAAGAGCCGCTCCTGCGGCAGCAACGCCTGCCGCCACCAGGCCCCAAAGGTTTCCCTTCATGGCGATGTTCAGCAACCTCATCGCGGCCTTGGCGCGGAGGATATTGCCCGTCAAGAGGGCATAAGCGGAAGAAGAAGCGATGAGGGACACACGCTTAGCCGTAAGCCAAAAAGCATGAAGTTTCTCCAGTATGATGGCCCTCGTTACCGCGGCCTTATACACCACGATGGCAGAGGAGAGCGAATAAAACAACAGCGTAATCTTTGACCAATGCTTCTCGATCCACGAAAGAGATCGATCGAGGGAGTCGACGAACCCCGACTCGATCTTGCTACGCATCTCGGAGAACTTGACCAGATAGCCTCCTATCCGCTCTTGCAAGTTCTGCCAGCGTACCGCCCTGCGAACATCCGCCTCAGCTGCCGTATCCAGGCTCTTGCCCACCTTGGACATCTCCTCATCGACAATTTTGGTGACAGCAGCGACGAAGTCTCCTGTGCGCTTGAACTCCTCATTGATACGGACGGACGACAGCCCCAAGTTGTCAAGGATGAGCACACTCTTGCGCCCAAGCCCCTTGACAATAGACTCAGAGAGATACTCCACGCTCTCTCCTGTGTCTTTCGCACGCTGCTGGGCAAATGCCAGCAGCTTACCCATATGCTCGATCGGAATACCCAAGTTGTTCGCCTGAACGGTAAACTTCTTGAGGAAGTTGTCGTTTAGCAGCCCTTTCGTCTGCTCTCTGAGCGAGGAGAGGTAGTCCTTGTTCGCGATACGGCTGAAGGCTTCATCGATACCCTGTGCCACGCCGGCGATGCGGATACCCTCGCGGACGAAATCCTTGATATTTCCGACCAGGCGCAAGAACAAGAGCACCAGACTCTGCAGCCCCACCTGATAGGCTACGGCCTCCTTGATGGAGGCGCACAGACTTTTTTGAGCCGAATAAGTACCAACCTCCACCTGCTTCATGCTGCGACGGACTTCTTGCAGACGTGCATTGAGAGCACTCCACTCGGTCGGGTTGAGAGACCGGCTGGTATTGTCGAGCTGCGCTTTCAGCCGCTTAGCTTCTCGATGCAGCTCGCTGTAGCTCATATTCGTAAGACTGAGGTTGCTCCGCAGCTGCTCGATAGCGCGATTATTGTCGCCGATGGACTTGCGAGTCTCCAGGTAGGCAGCCTTCAGGTTCTTGTAGCTCTGCTGCTCCTTGCGACCGAGCACTTCCAGCTCGCGCATCTTTTTGAGCCGCTCCTGATTAGCCTTCGTCAAGTCCTTGTTTGCTGCAGTCAGATCGTGTATTTGCTGCTGTGCCTTACTCGCATTAACCGAGAACACGACATTGATGATGTCATCCTTTTGCCTCTGTGCCATATATGCCTTGTTGATATGGCGCGAAAGTCCACAAAAAAGCCCCCATCCTAAAGGACAGGGGCGACAACATCGATGATGCTTTTAGCGTCCGTCAGAACAGGGCTGCCACGATGCTTAAGAGCAGGAGGATAGCCTTCCCGCAGATGAGGAACAAGGGTATCGCTATAAACAACCAAAGCGGATGCAGGAACAGCAGCCAAAAGAAACTCAAGCCGAAAAAGGAAATTAAGAAAACCCCGAGCACAAGATCCTTCGGAGGGAAGCCGAGTCGATTCGGCAGCATCTTACGAACAGCAGCTGCTACGATGGTGGTAACTGCAGCATACCCCAGTACAAACCAAAAAGCCTTGGAAAGCTCCGGTACCTCCAACACGTGCAGCAGAGCTACCACAGTCACAGAGAGGTAGAGCAAGCCGGTCAAGAACCGGCGAAGTGTCATATCCCACATATATATAAGTTTTAGGGTTGGTTGATTGCAGATAAGTCCTCTCTGATCCGCTCGCGCGTCCGAGAGGTGAACTCATACTTGAGAGCCGGAATCACATTGCGATAGAGTACGCCCCAAACCACGCGGTTGTAGAGCGGAGCCCGACCGGAGGAGCGATAAGCGGCACCCTTGGCATACTTGATGTCAAGGAAACGGGTATAGTCCAGCGTACGCAGGGCGTAGCGTTCGCCCGGCCTCTCAACTGCAAGCGGCACACTCGCGAAGTAGCTACGCATATAACCCGTACCGCCTGTGTAGGAGCGAGCGGCAGCGCGCTCCTGCATCTTACTGATGCGATGGAACCCGCTACCGACTGTGCGATGTATGAACTCGCGTTTGATCATCGAAGAGGTTATCATACTGCTAAGATAGCTTTATTTCTCCTTCATCATCCAGAGAAAAGTCATCGACTGGGAGCCTCGATGCATCCCGAGGCGGAAGCCAGCCTCGGTGAGAGCGTCATGCACGATCGTGCATGACAGCCCTTTGAGCTCGGGGTTCTGTGCCTTGATGGCTGCGAGCACTTCCTCTGTAGAGAAGAAGTGGGTGGCATCGTCGCGATCCGTCGGAAGAAAGCGTGCGCGGATGGCATCTACATACAGACGCAGGTCAAGCTGCTTCATCTCTTCACTCATCGGACACCTCCTCTGAAAGCGTTCGTACTATACTAAAAGAAACGGCAGTCGGAGAATCCAGACCGGATTCGACGATAAAGACTTTCTCGCCTGCATCTGTAGTCCAACGGCGGACATCAAGGTGCGCAGAAAGCTGGAAGCCATTGCCATCAGGCAACATCTCGAGCATCTCGTTTATGCACGATCTTACCAGCTCTTTCGGGTCTTTACCCTGTGCTCGAAAGCTGAATTGATTGGTTGTTCTCATTGCTCACCTCCTTATTGCAGCAAAGATACGATACGTACGTCCATGCAAGCGTTGTCGCTGGATATTCGCAAGGTGATCTCATCCTCGAACATGATGGTATCGACATCATACGAAAGTAATTCATCAATGGCGAAGAAGTCTGTCATGACCTCTCGCAACTTCGCGAGAATGTCTTGGATGGAGCGACTGCATCGCTTAACCAATGCTTGGGGTTGTGCTGGTGCCGGCTGCTTGCCCTTTCTCAGTGTACTCATATTGCTTTAGATAACATTATAGGCGATAAAAAAGCGGCATCGCCTGTCCCGCTGTTATCTAAAGTCTTTCGGCTTTTGCACAAGCATTAACTTGAGCTTACGGGGGTGCGATACCGCTCTATATTGTGTCTGTTGTAAGAGTATAAAAAATACCCGCCGCAAAATGTGGCAGGTCATTACTCCCGCCGAGAAACTTTAGATAACACTGTAAATATATAGTTTCTTTTTGAAACAACAAGCGATTAGGCAAAAAAATTAGCCCGCCACCTCGAAAAGAGCGCAGCGGGCTGTAAAAGACACGTATTCTAATAAGCAATCAGCTCGGAGAAGAATAGTTCTGTATATAACTATTGCCGGAGTGACTCTCCACGATCTTGGAAACAGGATGCCTGTCAAACAGTATCATATAGCAATGATGCAAACTCAACACAGCATCTTGTAAACGAGGATCCAACTCCAAGTCGATGACCTTTATCCCAACACTCTTGCACTCTTCTTTTGAGATATGCCGACTATGTGAATAAGAATTGTTATGATTCAGGAACAGGTTTTTGACCTTTTCGAGGTCAATGTTTGGATCGACCTCCTTTATCCACTTCTCGGCCAATTCGGCAGACCACTTGACGGCGTTGTCACACGTGGTCAGAAAGGTGGGATGATATTTCCCGATAATAGTTTGCCAAAGCCCCAACCTCGCGGGATCGACTGCCACCTCTCTTGATGCTCTCTCAAACTCATCGATAACAGCCTGACACGCAATACCCCCGATCTGTGGGTCTATCGGACCCAACGACGACTGTTTGCCCATAATGATCTCCCGGCATGAAAGAGCTATCATCGTGCCGGCAGACATCGATATCTGGGGGATAATCGCCCTGATGTCGTTATTGAAGAGACTCTTGAGATAAACCACAAGGCTCTCCGTTGCCGCCAGATCACCTCCGGGGGTATGCAAGATAAGATCCAAACCCTTGGTCTTATCCAATTTGTAAACTGCCGACATGAAGGCATTTTTATCCTGATCTGATATAGAAAGCCCGGGGGCATCTGCTTTCTTGAGCCAACCGGAATAGTAGGCAATAACGTTACGCCCCGTCAGAGCGTTGATGTCAGATAAAAACAAAGACCTCTTTTGATTCAGGACATCGATTGGCCTATCAATGTCTATGTCGTTCAGTATTTCGCTCCAGCTCGGCATAGGGCACTTATCTAATCATCGATGTGGTGTGGGTTTCGTATCCGGAATAGTCGTATAGAGAAAATTGGCAGAAGTTGTCCCCTTTTTTCTCCCATTGTCTTTGTGAGGTGAAATTTTGCCCCTGCATCATACGGTTACACCTTTCTTCAAGACTTTTTCTCGAATCTGACAAGTCCTCTTGTGAGGCAGATGAATCTTTAGCCATACCGGCAGCACCCCTACCGAAAATTTCTTGTTTGTAATCTTCCACCTCCTTGATTGGGGTGTTATACTGCCCTCTGGACGCTTCGCCGAATACACGAAAGCCATTGACGATAAACCGCCATAGGTTTTTTAGGTATGCCATGTTTTCTCCCTGTTTATGACAGGCGGAGCGACGAATCTCTACCTGTCCGTTGCCTTTTTACTTTGATAACGCAAAAATAAACACTTTGTTTTACGAAACAAGAAAAATTTTTCGTCAGACATCACACTTCTCTCTATCTACACCAGATGCACCTTCCCCAGATCTTCGCTCAAGCGGTGCAACGACTCCTCAATCTTGCGCGTAGTCGCTTCCGAAGGATGACGATGCCCGGAAAGATAGTGCCCGAGCTGACGCTGATTGATACCGGTCAACCTCGACAATCCGGCAAGCGTAAAAATACCGCTGAAATAAGACAATATGCTCGGCACATCGTGATGATACTCAAACTCAATCGAATTCAACAGCTCAAGATCGGCTCCGCTCACCTCTTCTTTCATATCCTCGAAAGAAAGCTCGAAGTCCTTGATAGCTTCTTCGGACGAGGCTCCTTCCCCAAAAAAACCTACGGGCAGATCTTCTTTGAAATAAACCCCATAACTGCCATCTACACCTCGCTCAATAAACGCTTTTACTTTTCTCTTCATTCCTTCCATAACAATTGCTTTTTTATAATCTAACCTTATAAGAGGATCCGAGGGGGAGGGGGCTTAAAACTCTGCCCCCGAATCCCTCTTGATACTTGCAAGCGTCCCTGCCTTTACTTCTTGGCTCCGATGGTTGCTTAGTCGAAATGATTTACCTGTTATCGGACTATGCCAGATCGGGTGACCATTCTTGGAGTCACGCAGGAAGTAACACCCTGACGCCTTTAATTTTTTCTCTAATTCCGAATACTTCATATAAACGTTTATTCATTAGTACACCCCAAAGATAGTAAAAATACTATCACGCGCAAACTTTTAGGGATTTATTTTTCACCCGGAACAGATCAATCAAACAGGCTTGCCATAGAGAGAATCGAAGCCGTCGCGGCTGAACGTCATAGTCCATCCGACGGAGGAGAGCTCCGGTGCATCGAATGGCACAAGCTGGTGGGCACGGGCGAGACCTTTATAGTACGGATCGGATGGGCACCGGATTGCGAGGATGCGATTGCGGATATCCACCAATCGACGCAGGCAGTCATCCATGATCAAGAGCTGCTCCATCGGGTCGGCGGAGGCATCCCTGAGCGGAAAGGCTACAGTGACGGCCAATGAGGCCTCATCTCGATACTGACCGGGGACGGCAGCTTCATGGGTTATCTCGCCATAATCGACGAATAAATACGGTACAGACAGTATGCCTGACACGCGAGAACGCACCTTGTCGAGGTGAGGGCTGAAGATAAACTCATGGACTACATCAAGATAGTCGATTGCCTCAAGCTGGTCACGGAGTTCGGCATAGCCGTCTATCGTGCTTCTGCCGGTGCTGAAGTTCTTTAGCACGCCGTCACGGCTGCTGAACTTTGCGAAATAAAGAAGTATCTCTCTAAACATTATTGCAGAATCTTAGCTACAGTTACAACATCCAGGCGCGACTTATCCGCGATCTCTACAATCTCCATACCCATTTCCTTCATCGAGCGCACCCCCTCGATGAGCTTCTGTCGCATCAGCTCGAGGTACTGTAAAATAGGCAGCTGCTCCACCTGGTCGGCCGTCCCGATCCCATCTGCGCAGAGGTGATAAAGCGAAGCTTCCATGCCGAGAGCGTATTCCGACTTTTCGCCCTTATCCGATTCGCCGGACCCACGCAGGATGGCATACCTCGGATGGCGGAAAATGTAGGCTGCCAGAGCGGAAAACTGAAAAGCGACAGCTCGGATGACGCTCCACTCCTCCGCCCTCACTTGAGGGTATAGGGTCGCGGAAAGTCTATGCACATCAGAAGGAGAATACCCACCAGGACAATAGAGCGTAAGCACGAGGCGCAGCATGGACTCATCCCTGCTGTCACTCAGCGCCTGAAGGGCATCGATAAAACGCAGAGCGGCGATATCGACAGAGAGCATGCCGCCAGAGGTACAAACGTCGTATCCGGGGAACGTTTGCCCGCCGAGCTGAACAGACGGGAAAAGCTGCCGGGCAAATACAGGCTCCCGCAAGCGAGCCTCCTCCTTGTCCTCATTGTAGTCGAACAGGAAGTCTACCATCCTCGCGATAGAATACAGATTACGCATGCCCTCTTCATTCTTGATGCGGGTCGGGTCGATGTCCAGCGCAAGGCATACATACATGGACTGCGCCACAATCGGGCTGATCATGCCCGCATGCCACCTATCGATAAGCTCGATGGTCCCAAGAAACAGACGCCGGTCGAGGAGCGACCAACGATTGGGGATGGTATATACCCCTGTCGGGGTCTCGATCGTTATCCGTGGGGTGTTCATGGCATGAGGATGATCTTGTCTTCCGCCGTTGCCCTGATACCCGAGCCGCCGGCGTTCGGCGTGTCCGATAGGGCGATGGATACAGTCGACAAAGCGACTGAAGCCTCCGAGCGCAGTCGACTTGCCATCGCCGCTGTTGCTGTCGCAGGGTCGTATCCAGTGCGGAGGGCTTTTTGCTCTACAAAGAGGTTACGGATGACAGCCGGCAGCTCGGTAACGTCCAGCCGCTCGAGCGCCAGCGCGACAACGAGCTTAGCAAGAGCCAGGCGCGCCTGAAGCGTCAGAGCTTCATAATTGACAATAGTCGGATCATCTGCCTCCTTTTCTTCAAGACGATCGAAGATGGCTCCGTGCTCAAGTAGTGCTTCTCGCTGAAAAGGAAGCGTTCTGAAGAAGAACAGATACGACAAGTCGATCGGATATAGGGAATCGAAGTCGGAACACGAGACTATGCGCACATTCTTCAGCAGAGAAGCCCACCGGCTACCCTCCCACAAACTCGCGTACTCCGCTTCGCTGCTGACAACAGACAAGATGGTATCCATCGCATTATAGTAGTTGTCTGTGTACTCCCTTCGCATAGAGTCAACCTCGTACCGGTACAGGTCTTTTTCGCCTGTCAGTCGCTTGTTGACGGAATCGAAGGTGATTGTCTTAAGCAGGAGGAGATTCGCAAATGCGGAGCGGATGGCTCCCCCCTCGCGCGTTGTCTCCGCAGCAGTAAGCAGCTTGTCTAACAGTTGCCTACCAACGATGCCGGCAACTTGCTTCTCAGCATGCGGCAGCATGCCCTGCAGGTCGTACAGCGAGTTGCTGGCGCTGATACCGGGTGCGTATCGACGCAAGGCGGCCAGATCGGGGAAAAGGGTCTGTATGTTCATTATTCTGTAGCTTGATTGGATAGGCGATTTTCGGGGCTGACCTCGGACTGTTTAGCTGGGAGGGGGCGGAAGAAACCGATCCTGTACCCCTCCTTATAAAGGTCAGGGAAATTGATCTGTATCGCGAGATTAAATGGCTCGCAGCACTTCTCATCATCAAGTGTGAGCGTCATCAGATAGAGCAACAGATTGTAGTACGTATCTGCTCCGCTCTTTGATATCATCCCGGGCTTGCTGATCGAGGATATCGACGGATCCAGTCCGACCGAAGAAACGAGTACTTCATCGATGCGCTTATCGTGAGAGTCCAGTGCCTCTATATACTCCTTGTACTTTAGATCAATCTCCTCTATCTTCCAACGCTGCTCATTGCCAGAAGAGTCCATAAAGGAATAAGAGCTGAATGCCTTCCCCTGGTTGCGCGATCCGGATAAGAACTTCGAAATCTGACGAAGCTGGTTCTGTATCAGCGTGGACAAGTCCGACTCCTTATACTCCGTTCCAACGTCGACACCTTCAAATGCAACGGGAGAGAGGTTCGCCTTCACCCTCTTCTCGTTCTCTTTGCATATCGTCTTTATCTGAGCTCTCTTCGCCTCCACCCATGCATTTGGAATTACGACGTGCACCTTGGCCGCCAATGCGTTCTCGAGAAAGCTGCCCACATAGATGGGAAGCTCGTTACTGGTCTTCAAAAACTCCTTGATACCCTCATAGACTTCGTTCAGCCCATACATCTCGCCGGGGCTGCTCTCACGATGATGAGAGATAGCGGCAAACTTATACTTGTCTACCTCCTTCAGTCGCAGCAGGGGATATATCTTGTATGTGTTCGAAGATTGCCTGAAGTCGCCAAACGCCACGACTGAAAAGTCCGAGTACGACGTTGGCGTTCTGTCGCTCTCTTTCTTCGTCGTAGCGAGGCGACAGAATCTATTATCGACAAACTCCAGGCCGGCTACGCGTGGAGCACCACCTGCGCCTGGCGATAAGGACATCCGCCACTTTACGAAATAATCGCGGAAGAAATAGTAGGACTTAATGCATGCAGCGGCAAAGTCGGTATATGACATATCGAGTCCATTTTCTTGCCAGCTCTCCAGCCAGGACTGAATCTGCTCTTGCGCGACCCAGTTCTTGTTTACGCCGTCCTCTCCGTCCTCCCCGGAGCGGAGATATATACGCGGTCCACGACCATACAATAACCTCACTTGCTTGCTGATCAGAGATGGCATCAGGCGATTCGCCTTCAGCGCCCCTTCGATCTCCTCACACGAACGGTCATCAACACCTCGACAGAGTAATCGAAAATCTCCGACTCTGCGATAAGAGTCGCTCTTGCGTCCTGCCGACCGCGCCGGCGCAGAGGAGAAGACGGGATCATCAAGCCCATCGATACTGAACGCGATAACATCTCCATCACCGCTATATACACCGAACCGCCCTATCTGCTGTATCATATCCATTCCACTTTTCGTAATGCGAATCCGTCATGGGGAAATCCCATGTAGCGAATCAAAGCTTTATAACACATTTTATTATTACCGTCTTTGTCCTGAAATAAAAAGTAGTTTTCGCTACCGACTGAAAAGGCCTCATCCGGGAGCGATTTACGAACCTTACAACCGGACAGGACGCGCAGGGTTACCCCAGCCCGACGCTGCTTGCGGCTGTATGGGTAAAAGGCGATAGAGAAGCATCCTTCTGGCACCTTCGAGAGCTCTCGAGCCCACTCGAGCGCTCTTATCCCTTTTATACTTTCCACGATGCGAAGCTAACGACGCAACACGCGCTTCAAAAGGACACCCCCACCCCCCTCCCGTCACATTTCCCGCCGGTGGGGCGCAATGCGCCCTCAACGGAGGAGACAGCGGGGCGTGCAGATTTCTCGCGTTTGTTTTTTCTCGGATTTCAATCTGAAAGAACAAACAGCTCATTATCAGCGTATTGTATTGCTTTTCGGTGTCAAACAGTTCTTTTTTTACTGTGCGCACGAAAGATTATTGTGTCAAATGTTAGGGGTTATGCTATCGAATTGGAGGGTAAATCGGGCGGTAATTGGCTGTATTCTGCCGGCATTAGCCCGGAGTAGCGACCAAACAAAAGGTATATAAGAGCGGACGGCAGCTGTGTTGTGAGTCCGGCTTGATGCCGAAGCTGCACTTTTCGCTCGCTTGATTTGTCCAGCTCGATGCGACCGTCCGTAGTCTTTTTCGGCGACAACATAATGGCCGAGCACAGGTTAGGACACATCACGTCATCAATCAGCACACGAGGCATAGAGTTGTTGCGACTGAATATATATAACAGCAGCTTGTACTGCTGCCAATGGTATATAGTCGCCCGCCCTTCGTCCATGAGCTCGACGTCAAAACCATAGCTCTCCAGCTCGCGCTGCAGCAGCTTGGCATCTGTCGTTATCTGCTCCGCATCCTCGCGACGTTTATTAGCCGCACGGTCGAAGTATAGCAGTAGGCGTTTACTCTTTGCATAAGAGCAAAAAAAGCGATTGAATTCTGCAGCCATCTCGGCCTGCCCTTTCGGGGCGATAGTGAAGAACTCTTTGAGTAACCGCATTGTATCAACGCTCTCATTCTCTTGCCCTACCACCAACGATGCGAAAGCACCAGGGTCATACCCCAGTAACAGTTCGCGATCAGGGTCGTAATATTTTAAGTGAGAAGCGTTTAGCTCGAAGTGATCTTTCAGATCCACCTTCAGGATATCGTTATACTTAATGCTGTCAGAGAATTGGTGTTTCGAAGGTTCATACGCCGCGAAAAAGCGATCGACAACAGCGCGCCGACGAATTGCGCAAATCGCCGTGAGAAACTCATCGATGTCGAGTGATTCTCGCTGGGTCCGGAAGAACTTCGGACCCAAAATATCCTTGTTCACGAAAGATGATGCACGCGCGTAATACGTAGCATTTCGTCGCATCTCTGACAGGCGAGGAGTCCAGATAGCGAGTGCACGCTGGATCTTCTCAAGCTCAAGCCTGACAGCCTCCTGCACGACTGGATTTTTTTCTGATTTGTTCTTCGATTCGATATCGCTCTGTCTGAACAGCAACTTGTTTACATGATATGACACCGTGGCGATTTCGTCGATAAGCTCACGGCTCATGTTGCGTTCATACTCCTCAAACCAATTGTCTTCGCCCAAATCGACACGGGCGGTGTCTGAAACGCCCGTTATTCCCTGATAATAAGGAGATTGTCTCGCCCGCATGTCGGACCCACGCAAAGACGGGAAAAGGCGGGTCTTTAACTTCTCGCCTTTTTGGTGTTTCATTTCTTCGATAAAGGCATGCACACCCGATCTACCTGCGACAGACTCGGGTTGATCGCTTGATACCAGCTGGAGATGAAACCCGTTCCTGAACAATATACTATGCTTCGGATACACGATAGGATATCGGGGGCGGCGAAAGTGCCCCGGAATCTTTCCCTCCCCGACGATATAGTCTACTCCATATTCGAGCATGGATCTACGTCCATCGTGTATCGGACGAGCGAACCACGCCTGGACGTTTGGCCAGATATTCGTCAATAGTGCGGCGTATGTCTTATGCACGAGAAACCCGAGTTCGCCCGGCATAGAGTTCGCGACTTTGACAATGCGAGGACCAAATACGCCTTCAGTTTTTCCTCCCGCCCGAGCGACCTCCATTATCTGAACGTTTGCGTCGATGAGGTTCGCTCTTATCTGCATGAGATTCATGTAATATCCTTCACGGATATCCTCCTGCAGGGTCGGAGATTCGATAGGTTGGAGCTGTGTTTTTTTCATTCTGTTTCGAGCTCTTCAAATGTCGCATCTTCTATGTTTGCATCATTCAACAGGCGCACCTTATCCGCCTTGTCGATTGGCAAATCTTCGAGGAATCGAGCATAAAAACCTTCATTAGATTTTCTCGCGATAGCCTTTAAGTTCTTTGTCTCAAATCCAAGCTGCGTCAAGCTTATATCCGGAGATATAATAAAGACAGGAGCCCACGCGCTTTCTCGGTTGGCGGCCTCTGATGCGCGAACGCGGCACTCGTGTGCTGAGTCGTAACAACGCTTTGCGGTCTTGATATCTCCTGCTATGATAGACAAAGAAGCAAGATCCTCATACTTATCCGCAAAATCACTCTCCCATATCTTCGTGGCCACATTGTTGTCGATCGAGAAATAAGATATGGCTGTATAAACGCGCGACTTGCAAGTGCGCACGTCAACGACTATATTCTGCTCGGACAAAATACGCAAGCGCAGTTTCTTTGCCGCACGGGAGATATTACGCTCAGAGTCGTATATTTCTGCAGCCCATTGAATCTGCCGAACAAAAATCTGCACCTCTGGTGTCATCGCGGCAGACTGTCCTGTCAGAAGAAAGGACTCTACAATATCAGGATGTAGCTTCTCAAGCTGCTCTATAATACTCATAATCCGAATTTTTCTCTTTTAGCATCTGCGATCTTACGCTCGAGCATTCTATCGTTTCTCAGCTTGATCGCATCCACATCTCCCGCCTCTGCTTGTTTAGACAGAGCCGCATCGATGTTCCACTCCCCGATGACCTCTCCATTCCTGTATGCAAGGTTTAGCGGGTCTCCATGCGTGTTTATGCATATCAGGAATTGAGAACGCTCGACGCCTTTTAAGCTGAGCAAGTCCGCAATTCTCTCGGGCGAATACCCGAGAGAACCGAATGTGCGGACTTTGGAACTATAATCCTGTTTCAGAGAATTGGAGTTCTTTTCCATCTCGTATCAGGGTTATTGTGTTATTGGGAAATAGCTGTCGATAACGACGTACAGAGGCATCGACATATTTGGGATCAATCTCAATCGCACGACCGATGCGATCTGTCTTCTCGCATGCGATGAGTGTGGATCCACTGCCACTGAAGAAGTCGATGACGATATCTCTTGCCTTGGAAGAATTCTGGATAGGGTAAGAAATAAGCGGGATAGGCTTCATCGTTGGGTGTATCGCATTACGGCTCGGGCGATCGAACGGCCAAATGGTTGTCTGTCTACGGTCCGAATACCAACGATGCGCAGCCCCTGGAACCCATCCATATAAGATGGGCTCATGCTGCCATTGGTAATCCTGACGCCCCATCGCAAAAGAGCTTTTAACCCAGATACAGCACTGCGCGAATTTGAACCCTGCTTCAACAAACGCTCGACGGAAATTCGAGCCTTCTGTGTCTGCGTGAAATACGTAGATTCCCGCACCCGGCTTCATGACCCCCTTTATAGACTTGAACACTTGGCGCAGGAATGACAAGAATTCGTCATTCGACATGTCGTCGTTATCGATAGTCATCATATCCTCCGTTTCACCGACGTATGACACGTTATAAGGTGGATCTGTTACACACAGGTCTGCCTTAGCTCCCTGCATGAGAGCATCAACAACGCGCTTAGACTGACAATCTCCACATATCAGCCTGTGTTCTCCAAGCTTCCAGATATCTCCCGTCTTACTTATAGCCTTGTCATAATCCGGGACTTTTATTTCCTCCTCCTCCTCGAAAGAATCTTCCGGATCATCTGTGGTAGCGGAAACACCATAGTCGACAGATCCCATGTCGACATTTTCAAAAGCAACCGCCTCAAACGGGAGACTGAAAGAACCAAGCGTATCCTTATCGATTTCGTACTGCTGAAACAATAGCGTGTCCGGATTCATCGTTCCAAAAGAGGAATTGAAAGCAGCGATTTCTTCTACCGCTTCTTTCTTGTTTTCTGCCTGTATCGGCTGAAATGGGATAGGAGGAATATTCCATCCTCTTTTTCGGAGAGCGAGGAGAGCCGCTTTTCGCTGATGTGCGTCTATGATATACTTCTTCCCATCAGGAGATTCCCAGACGGTGAATGCATACTTGAATCCCCTCTCTATAATAAGCATCTGAAGATTCCTCAGCTTCTCAGGATCAGAAGTTTTGAAATCCTGCTGAAGCTCTATAAATTCTGACACATCTGCAGTAGGAAGATTGCCCAAGTTGTAAACCTCAATCGTTTTCATCTGATAATATTTTATTGAAGACCTCCATTCGGGCGACATGCTTGTCAAGGAGGCGCTGGTTGTTTTCCTTCTCTTTTTTCTTTTTCGGATCTTTTATGTATCCACGATAACGCTGAACATTCTTGTTGCATCTGGCAAACTCTTGAAGGAATGCAGAAGGATTGCTTTTTCGAAGCAACTCAAGATCACTGTATTCTTTTTGATGGATTACAAGCGGATGCTCGCCAAGAAACTCCCCTGTAAGGTTGTAATTACGGAGCTCTTTGAACGCGAGGTTTTGCCGAATCTGGGTTTCCGCTAAAGCAATTATATCCTCCTCTTCTGGAGGAGAAGACTTGTCGATCCTATCTGACAACTCCCGCATCAGACGGTAATCGTTGATGCGGGAGTTATACAATACAGTAGCGAGCTGCACCTTAGGGTCTTCAAGGTTTCCCCACCTGATTAGTGGGTACTCTTCTTCCTTTTGTTTTTTTGAGGTTTCGGCTCGCTTTTTTTTTCCGCATTCAACTCATCCGAGAGGTCAGAGATCTGCCCCTCCAGCTCATCTACTCTCCCCTCCAGCTGATTAGCCTGGTCGGCGACTTCTGATAGTAACGAGTTATCTTCCGCAGGAGCCGGATTGTCCACATCCTCTGCATTGTCTTCTCCATCGACGTGAGTCGGAGCTGGGGTGGGATCCTCTACGCTTTCGGAATCACCATCTCCATCTACAGGAGCAGGATTCAGAATTGCTTCCCTTCTCTTTTCTACTTCCTCTCTTGTAATAATATCCAACAGCGCGTGCAAGACAATCTCATGTCGTTGACTGGCAGGACGAACACAGAGGGATTCGGGATGATTCGGAGACACAGCGCGAAGAATTTCACGGTCCGTGTCTGCGAAGCGTTCACGCAAGAGGTCTCTCACGTGAACGGCTTTGTCTTTGTAGTTATACATTACGCACCATTGTTTTCTCCGCCCGTGTACAACACAGGCTGGTAGATACTTTCGTTTTCGAAGGTAACCACGCAGCTGCGGCTGTCATGATTATTCCTGTTGTCAAACTCTTTCAAAACCATCGGCTTACACACATCCCCAACCAGGTACGCCTTGCCCTCCGGTCCACACTCCTCAAAAATCACGAGAAATTTTCCTCCAACGTGCTGTTCGATGAACCTCAACGTATCCTCGCGGAAGCCTCCGAGCACAGCTACAATTGTATTTGTGCCGGAGACCGTGATGTCGCCTTTAGACCCCTTGCTCGTGAATTCAGGGATGGCATGGCATTCTATATTAGTAAACTTCGCGCCCTCCAGTAGTGGGATTTTTTTGATAGCCCCGGGCTTGGATTCGTCGGCTGTAAATTTCTGTGCTCGGTCGACGTCAGCGGATCGAATAAGTCGTAATCGATAACCCAGGCTTTTCCCGGCTACCTCGATGTCCGGGACGTCTTTGATGTCTGCAATTGGCACAATTGCTGCGGTCGTCAGAGGGAGGGCACTCACCAGATTACCCAGAAATCCATGTGCCTGCAAGACTGCCCCCAACAGGAGTAAAGCGATAATGCCGAGCAGGGCAATCGCAAATTTTTTGACTTTGTTCTTCTTCATTTTGTACTGAGTTTAAGACAGGGGGCAAGCATACACCTGCGCCCCTGCAAAGATTTATCGTCCGCCGGGAACGTTCGGCTGGAGTTTCTGATTGATCGTTCTCTTACCATCCTGGCAACGCTCGAGCTCGACGAAGCCGTCCCCCTCGTCGTTGAGCGCAACCATGATGTAGTCACCCTCCTTTTTCGGAGTGAAGGCAGCTGTGATGCCGGCAAACTTTCCGCTCTTGGCGATCGTTGTCGCATTCGCAGTGTGAGCGCCACATCGCAAGATGTAAGCAGTACCTTTCTTAGCATTCTCAATGTTTGTCAGCGCTGTCGGAGCTGAGTTCTCGCCGATGAGGAAAATAAATCCCTTGGACGCGTTCGCTGTTGTAGCAGCCGGCTCAAGCTTCACGCACGGCAAGTTCATGAAGATGCGCTGATGTGCGAATTCATTTGCTTTAAGCTCCTCATAGCTTGAGAATGGAAATCCAACAAAAGCCGCAGCAGCTCCTTCCTTCCAGACTGACCAAGCGATAACCGCTTCCATCTCATCCTTCATGCGAATAGAGAACATCTCGCCCGGTACGTTCTCGAGTAGCTGGATGTTGCCCGGCTCTTGAACAAACATCAGAGTTAAGTTCTCCATATTCGGAACCCACTCGATGGCAAGCGCTGTGTCCGGCACTGTATTCATCAAGCTGCTCACACCGGAAAAGTCTGAGTCCAAATGGTATTTCTGACGAATATTCGCAGCATACCAGGGCTTATGGCGTTCGTTCAGGTAGAGACGGTAGTTGGCAATGTTCTGGTCTACGTCGATGACAGACTGAACGTCTTTCGCAAACTCGATCACCGCATCGAGCATTGTGCTCTCGGTGTAACCGTCATAAGCAGGATGCTCAAGCGGACGAAGCTTGTTCTCATGCATGTAGCGGAGGAGCGAATAAACAACGCCTGTTCCTGCGTTGAGGTAGTGACCTGCAACGCCATCCTTTGGCTTGAGATAGAACCCCATGATATGGCGATGATTCTGTTCCGAAGCCATCTGCAACATCATATTGACTATCATCCATTCGATCATGTTCCATTTGATCGGGTCGCTGCCGTTCGTATTGAGATATCCGATGTACAGCCTTTCTATCTCCTTCATTTGGGGAAATAGAGCTTAGTCATCGAATCATCCACATAGCCCATTTCGGGCTGAAGCTTAACGCCTCCTTTGAAGACGCGTCCGGGCTGCCAAGCCTGTGACACCTGCTCGAAGAAGGCATTTGTCATAAGCTCTCGATCCTGAACGTTTGAGCGAACAGGGAAGATGTTTGTCACAGCTAAACGCTGCAAGACATGCGCAATAAGAGCATCTTGCCGAATAACGACATATTGATCTCCAAGTCCTGCTTTCGACAAATCGGACGTGTTCGTACTGAACTCTCCAGCTGCGAGTTTATTAGGATTCAGCATACCATTCGCCTTCAAGAAGGCATAACGCTCTGCGACAGTCTTGCCGTATTCGCTTACAGCGCTACGGAATGCAACACCATCGCGATCTTCATCGACTGCAGAGATAGCGGCATAACCGGGATTCTGAGCGATGCGATTCCACCGTTTATCCATCGAGAAAACAGGAGAGGCTATCCCGAACAAATATTTTTCGTTCGTCCCAGGACCGTGTACAGACAATGGCCGCGAAATAGTCTCTTCAGGTTTGTCGGGAGCCGCCGCCGCTGCCATCTTCGCAATTTGATTCTGCAACTCGGTGATCGTCGCAGTCTGAGAATCAAGCAAAGAGGTCATCTTCTTAACCTCTTCGACAAGACTCGCTTCAGGCGCTGGATCTGCATCATCAGCATTCTCCGCGCCGGGCGTTGATGCGTTGATGATATCCAATGCTTGCTTTCGTTCTTCCTCGAGCCGGCTGGCTTTCTGTGCATCCTGCACAGCAGCAGACAGATCGATATTGTACTTACTCTTCAGCTCAGACTCGATACGAGTCCATTCCTCCGATGTAAGCGTCTCGGCTCTCGCCTTATCGACGAGACCGAGTGCGGTCAAGACCGCATTCATCATCTCTTTGAAATTCATATTCTATAGGTTGAGAAAATTGAGTGCTTGTGTTCTGGTCCTAACGGAATCGAGATAAGCCAATCCGGCTCGATGTGCATCGCGCAGACTCTGCTCGAGAGTCTGTATGCCATCTATGAGGCCAACTGTCAAGGCCTCTTCTGCTCTATAATCTTCACCACGCAATACCGGGTGATCGTCAGCTAATGCCGCAAGAGCAGGGCGGGCAGACCTGACTGCTGAAATAAACTGATCGCGTATTGGATTCAATTCTTTTTTTATGAACTCCTCCGGCTTATCATTATAAAAAGCATCCAATATTTTTTTATTCTTGAGGTCGCTGCCATCAGCATATAGTTGGATATCCTTTATACCAAGTTTATCCATCAAGCCCTGCAGGTTCGTGAACTGACACATCACACCGATAGACCCCACAGTACAATTAGGAGTCTCAGCTGTAATTCTCTGCGCCGCACATCCTATGTAATACGCGGCGGATGCGCACAGCTTCTCTATATGAGCATAGAGCGGTTTTTCGAGGGATGTGAGTACAGAGAAAAGACTGTCCAAATACCAAGCTTCCCCTCCACCTGAAGAAATATGCAGGAAGTGCCCGGCTATATTCGGGTTGCCTTCCGCTAAGATAAGTTGCCTCGCAAGCCGCTTAGACGAGAAATACCAATCCCATGGATAATCAGCACGGACTAAGCCACTTATATTATAATAAGCAAGGGAGCCTTCCGGAATATCTTGATTAGATAACTCTTCGCCGACGACAAGAGATACCCCTGATATTTCACGAGTTATCGCCGACGCTTTTTTTACAGTCTCTTTTGTATAAGAATACTCTGCGCTGCGGGGCAATAAGATCCCCGCGGCAGCCTTCTGAAATTCACTCACATTGATGAGCCACCCGGATGCATTCAGCAAAATATCCAGTGACTCCACAGAAATACGACTAATATCTATATGCATACGCGCTTGTTATGCTGCGAATGTAGAGGCATAACAAGCGGTGCTAAAGGACTTTAATCAGCCGAATTGAGGGGAGATAGAGGCGTGCTTTAGATGCAAAACGGCCTTGTTAAGATGCGGAAGGACGCTTACCACTGCTGGAAATTGCCTGCTTCCTATTATATAGGTATCGCCCTTGGAGCTCTTGAGGCAGACGATACAGCGCCTGCGGATATTAAATTTAGCCAAGATCGCAGGGTCAGGGAGATCGATATTGATATGCTTGTCAATCTCATAACGAATCCCGTGCTCGCCTTTATTGACGCTACTTTCGATGCTGAAATCATCAGTGTTAAAGACGAAAGGGAATAGCATCATTTGAGGAGAGACAGTCAGATTATCGAGCGCCTTCGTTGCCATTTCTCCCAGGATGGCAACGCCGATCTGGTTGCATAGTTCTTTATTCATATTCCTCGCTATTCTTTTCTATTCTACGCGACAGGACTAATCGATACGCTTAGCCCGAGTTTTTTTATAAGCTCTTTTCTCCGCTCTCGGGCGAACCTTATTAAGCCATCGATAATAATTTTTCCTGATGGCTTCATCAGAAATAGAAGTGATGCCATATCGCAGCATGAACGACTCAATTGCAACGATATAGTCTATTCGATATCGGTGTTTTTGCTCATCTATATACTCATGAGCTTCAGCCCAAAATCGTACCTCGATCTTAGACTCGATACATCGCTGAGCACGCACACCGAGATAATTCCAGTACGCCGGGTCTTTACCGTCTTTTCGACATGGGAGAGCAATAGACAAATTGCCAGAATCAACCGGAACATTTATCGGACGCTTGGAGGTGAGATTATAGACCGTTATGTATAAGTCATCCAAATCCGGAAGCCTCACGGCTTGTAAGGATTCGTCCCAAAATTTTCCAATCATGTATTCCGCGAGGTGCGGTTTCACTGAAATTTTCACAATCGTCATAGACAATAAGCAGGCTTAAAAAAATTTTTTTTTGATGGGGGTGTGATGTTATTTTTCTCGTCCAACAGTCCAACAGTCCAACAAAATAAGTTGCAAAAATACATAACACACAGATAATCAAGTACATAAGTAAAAACACCTTGAAGGAGGTGAAAACACGCCTGTTGGATTTGTTGGACGGAGCTCAAAAAGCCTGTTTCCAACAAAAAGCACCTGTTTCCAACAAAAAACGGCGCATATCCTACAGCGTCCAACATCGTCCAACAAAATTAATAATAATCTATCTATCTATCTATCAACTATTTACTACACCTATTCGATTGAGCAAACCCCGCATTTTTCGCCTTTGTTGGACTGTTGGACGCTTTTTTACTGTTCTCCCGATCGACGACGAGAAGAAATCACTTTGACAACGAACCTGCCAACGCAGAGGAGAAATGACTTTGTCGACGACACTGTCGACGCGGGGAAGAAATCACTTTGCGCCAAATCCCCCGCCCTTCAAGGCGGCGGAGATTCGTCGAACGACTTCCGCCTGACGACGAGAAAAAATCACCTTGCGCCAAAGAAGAACCCCGCCTCTCAAGGGGGCGGGGTTCTCCTTCGTCGAACGACCTCGGCGGTTGCTTCTTCAAGTTATCTGTACGTCCGACTCCGAAATGATGTCATATTGATCGCGAGCATCAGCGGGGAAACACCACTCTGCCGCTATGAAAACGAAATCTCCTGTCAGTTCGCGTAAAACCTGATATGAGCTGTATCTTGAATTATTCGTAATATGTATTCCGAATTCATCGAGACCAGGTATGATTCCTCGAAAGACTTCTTGGAATTTTGAGATAAACTCTCGAGCAACTTTATGACGACGCGATAGTCTATACCGGTCTTCACCTACTTGCACAACATGAGCTGGCTTGTTCTGTAGCGGAGCTGAAAACACAACATCTTTCGTAATAGAATACATATAGCTAAACCCGAAGCCCCAGCTATATGTCATACGGACAGGCTCAGCACCAAAAATCTCCTTCGCACGATCAAATGCGCGCTTCCGCTCGGCTTCTTTTCTTTCATACAGCTCTCTCAATCTATCCTCGAGTGCTGTTCCTTTTTTCGCTCTGATAATCATACTTTTTTTGTTTTTGTAAGTTTTATTATTAAATAACAACTTTCTCATATTGCTGCAGTGCCATCCACAGCGACACAGTCATGGCGCAGGCGGTATTTGTTTCGACTGCATTGCCGATGAACTTCTTCTGATCCGCAATGGTGCCGACCAAAATGTAATTACCCGGGAAGCCCATTATACGCTTAAGCTCATGGACGCGAAGCATGCGCATCTTGATGTCCACAATGCCATATATCCGCATGAACTCCTTTATCTTGATCATGGCAGGCGTATCTCCTGCTTGTATTGCGATTTCCGCAATACCGTCTTCGGCAGACACAATGCTGGGCGGACGTTTGTCCATGCGTGCTATAAGGGTAAAGCTCGGCTTGTCTACGGACGCTCCGGACGAGGAGTATTGCGGATTGACGAGGAACTGCCGGCGGCGGATAAATACAAGCTGATGCTTGGGGTTGGTTGTCACGGTCGGAGCAGGCAGACGCTTGTCCGACGGTGTGCCATTACCATACTGCATGTCCACGAATGCAAGACGGTCTTTTGTCGTCAAGGTAGGCGACGGAGCATTTACGGAGTGATTGTGCCCATTCCCGTAGTAAGCTGTCAGGAATGCATGGTGATCCACCGTTGTGATCGTTCCGGCAGGACCGTTGACTGAAAGATTTTTACTGTCCGGATGACCGCTGTAATGCTTGCAGAGGAAATGTTCTCTGTCAGCTTCGAACTGTTCTTTGCCACCTGAGACGAACTTCACCAGTCCGGCATATATTCGTTCGAGTGTACGATCCACAAGTGGTTTCTTTCTGCCGAAGATGCTGTCGCCCACATCATCCATATCCAGTACTTCGCGGACGGCATTCCACTTCTGCAGTGGAGGATTGCCAGACTTAGAGTGTGTGGGCTGAGGGAAGACGATCGGCAAGTCGCCATGAGCGAATATACAGAAGAAGCGTTTACGAGTAGTGTACGCTCCAAAGTCTGCCGAGTTCAGTATGCGATAGTCAAACCTGTAGCCATATCGGCATACATGATCGACCCACTGTCGGTATAGCTTCCCGCGCTCCTCCTTGATAGGATGACCGTCCGCATCAAGACCGCCCCACCACATGAACTCTTCCACATTCTCGATCATTACGTAATCGGGCTTTATCGCATCAATGTATCTGAAGAGGTGTTCCGCAAGAGTGCGGCTGTCAGCATCGCGGGGAAGCCCACCTTTTGCACGACTGAAGTTTGTGCACTCCAGAGATGCCCATAATACAACGGTCGGACGATCGACCGACTGGTCAATACACTCCTGCAGATGCTTGACGAGCGGAGCTGTATCCAGCGTTCGAATGTCCTCGACGAAGTGAAGCGCATCCGGATGGTTGGCCGCATGGCTTGCGATGGCATTGGCATCGTGGTTGACGCAAGCAATCACCTTGGCGCACTTCTCGCCGTTTACTCGTGCGGCTTCCACTCCTGTTGAGGTGCCACCTGCACCACAAAACAAGTCTATAAAGAATAACATGGTTGTTTTATTTGAAGAAATGAATTCTGTTACTATTTCATGAATAATACCCAATGGGTATTGCTCCGCTTTCCACTCTTGTGCCCGAGAATGGGCTTTGCATCTGTCAGCTCAAGTATTTCTGACAATCTAATGTCAGTTTCATTCCACTTGAATATCAGGAAGCCTCCACGCTTCAGCACCCTGAAACACTCACTAAAGCCGCGTGAAATAGTCTCCTTCCAATCCTTTCCGAGACTTCCGTATTTCACCATCTGCCATCCGTCTAATTCCTTTTTGCATCCAGTGTATTTTAGATGCGGAGGATCGAATACAACAAGAGAAAAAGACTCTTCAGGATATGGCATATCCGTAAAGTCCGCAATGACATCAGGGATCACCTCGAACTTGCGCCCATCGCAAAGAGTGGTCTCCACCTCTCTTATATCCTGAAAGAGAACTCGACTATCGTTCTTGTCGAAGTAAAACATCTTGCCTCCACAGCAAGCGTCAAGAATAGTCTTCATTTTCTTCTTACTCCTCCTTCAGCATTTCTTGCGCCTCTTGTATGGCGCGGGTTATGGTATCTTCCGACAGCAGCAGGTTGGTGTATGCCACCATCGACTGGGTGATAAGCAACAGCTCTTTCTCTGTTGCCGGGGTTCTCCCCTCAAGCATCTGGAACTTCAGCTTGGCCGACTTCTGTTCAATGGCAATCGGTCGTAGGCTCTTGAGCGTACTGCTGAGCTTCGGCGATGACCTCAGCAAGATGGACACCGTATCAAGTGCTGCGCCGGAACCGCTGGCCAGAGCATGGAGCGCAAAGATCTGCGCTCCTGCTTCCGGCTGCTGTACGTCATGATTGCGCAATACAAAGGTCGTCGCCTTCATCACCGTCTCCCATGCCTCCTCCGTGATACGCTCAATGCAAGAGGTGATGGCTGCCTGCATTGTCACACGGTCACCGCTATTGGTCATATAGGTAGACATGAGTCGCACATACTTGAGTGACATATCCCTCAGCTTCTCCACCTCCTTGTCGCGACAAATCTCGTATGTGTCGCATGCAAGTCGGTACATCACGTCCGCTATCGCGATCTGTCGCATGATGGCCATGAAAGACAAGGCCTTAATATCGCGCTGTTTCATAATCAGAATGTATCTTCTTCGGGGAATAGATCGCGTGCCAAATCGACCTCGACGCTATCGAATAGCTCGTTGTAGTCGAAGATGACGCATGATGTATTGTCGCTCTTTGTCACTCGTACACGCACAGACAGCTTGTCTGTCGGAGACGAATAGGGAGCCATCATGCCGCCGTTGATAGGATCCTCCTGAGGATGCTCCGGCATGGTGCCTTGGACGGCTGCACGGCTGCGTTCTTCGGTCTCCTCCCACGTGAATCGGGTACTGTTTGAGCGGCCTACATACTGAGGCATGGACTCCATGTACTTCTGCAGAGAAGACTGCGAAAGGGCTTCGCGCCCAGCCATGCGGACGTAGTGCGGATAGATCGACGACACCTTGATGAAGAGTAGTCGTGTACCCGCTGAAATAGGCTTCGTCTCCGATACACGACCGCTCTTCGATACGGTGATGGATCCTCCACGCGGGTACTCGATCTTGTAGTCGCGACCCGGCATCACCTTGCCTTCGTTGATGAGTGACGGCAAGAGGTGGAAGAAGGTATGCACCTTGTTACTGTTCGACAGAGCCTCTACCTGCTTGATCACTTTGTCTGTTGCTATATCGAAGAACTCCTGATAGCTGAAGGGGAGCATCAGATCAGTGTGCTGCTCGACGATGCGACAGACTGCCAGAAAGATGCTCACAGTGTTCAGTACACGTGGCAATGCCTCGTAGTTCGACAGCTTACCTCGCACGGCGGCAGTAAGCTCCTTCACGCAAGCCTGCTGCGTGCTGCGATAGTTGTCGCGTATCTTGGGGCGGATGTCGAGGATCTGCAGCAATAAGTGGTGTAGTCCTTGCGCCTCGATTCCCTTGAGGCGGTTGAAGATCTCTTTCTCTTCTTCCGTCCACTCTCCGCGCAACGGCACGTCACAGATGACGCATCGGTTAGCCAGCGAGTTGTCGTCGCGTTGCGGGGTCTCCTGACCCAGCAGGATGATCGGGGCGTTTACCTTGGTAGTCTCCACATCCTTGCTGTCCGCGCTACGTCTTTTCTGACGTCCTTCACCGTCATAGACGGCTGCCTTCAGCGACTGGAATATCACATCCTGGATATCCATGTCGTTGTACTCGTCGAGCATCACCGGCACATTGCAGTAACGCTCGAGGAGCGAAGCGAGTGCCGGGTAAGTACCCAGATTGAGGTTGAAGTACGGTGCCTCCTCGGGCATATAGATGGCACGTGTGCTGTAGGCGATCTTCGATTTTCCCGAGTTGGTCGGTCCGACAAAGAAGAGGGCGGTGAACAACCTGTCGAAGGCAAAGATATCCGAGCGGAAAGCGCACATGATGGCATATATGATAGCCCACTTGCCGTTATCATTTATCTTGTAAACCTCATTCATGAGGTCAGCCCACTCACTGAAGGTTACATCCGCGTGCTTACCCGGAACGAACTTCAGATACTTGGACTGGTGGTCGGCTTCAGTGTCGTCGTTCTTCTCCAGATAGATGCGGCTGAACGTAGGCAGGTAGTAGCCCTCACCGTTATGCTCGACGAGGCCGATATCGTCCACCGAGTCGAATCGATACTCTCCGTCGACTTCGTGGTACAGGCCGTTTGAGAAAGCAAAGAATCCCAGATCGCTATGACCAAGCACCGACAGCTCGGTACACTCCCTGAAGCGGTCTGCCATAGAATATATGATGGCGCGCAGGCGGTCTTGCGATCCGTTGGAGAAGCAGTAGCCGCCTCGCTCCCACATCTTGGCTTCGAAGGTGTTAAGCGTGAGCATCTCTTTTGAGACGAACTCCATGAAGCTCTTACCAGCTCGGTTGGCCACGCTCAGCTCCACGATACGTCTGTTCTTTTGGCTCTCGTCGCTCTTGATGTGGATCAGCGGCTCAAGCCAGAAGTTGCCGACGCGGACCAGTCCGCTTCTGCCTTTGTCCTTAAACATATACCCGATATTGCGGGTACCCTTCGTGTTCCTCAAGGGAAGAACTCATATCGATTGTACTGCTTCATGAGCTCGGGATCCTCTCGCACATATTCCGGCAGCTCGTCCATGCTGATGAGCACGGGTTCTCCGTCCTCGTCTTCCATGGCGCTGCTCTTCATGCGCGCTTCGTTCTTGCGCATCTTGATGAGCGGATCGGCGATGCTCTGCAGCGCACCCTTGGTAACGCCGAGCATCTTGGCGTAGCGTGCCATGTTGGCTGCTCTGGTGGTGTCGTCTGCATAGCTGATATCCTCGCAGCAGCGGCGCAAGATGGTATTGCGGATGGTTTCGGACGAATCGCCGAATCCTTCGTACAGCCCCACTACGAACTCAGTCCAACCGAGCTCACGCAGCGTCGAGTGCATGAAGGATCGTTCTTCTCCGTCCTCGTCTTTATCGTAGTCGATGCGCTTCTCTTCACGGATGACCGTGATGTCGAATCCGCTGCGAGCCATGTCGCGCAAGGTGAGCACGGAATCCGGTTCCTGCAGGTCTTCTCCTATCGAGATGTCCAGACGGGTGCGGATGGAGGAGGCGATAAGGCGCAAGTCCTGAAGGTCTGACGGCGACGGACGCCCACACACCAGGAGCACCTCTTTACTGCCCCAACCTTCTGCAAAGTCCTCGGCCGTCCAAGTGAGCTCCACCGTCACACGTCGGCCGTCGGCCATCTCGCGCAGCTCCTGCATACCTACAAATCCGTTCTCTATCGTGCCGGGCAATTCAGCTGCAGGGCGGTTCTTGCGCTTGCGCTGCACCGACTCCTTTATGTCTTCTGCCGACGTCTTGCTCAGGACTGCAAGCGTCTTGATGAGCTGACCCGCCGTCACGCTGTTGGGCACGGCTGCTATCAGGTCGGTAAGCCCTTCTATCGTCTGTGCCTGCTGTAGTGCATCCTGCTTATCTGTGTCGCTCTTATTCCACAGGTAGGTGATGATGTCGCGGGCGGAGGATAGCACGCGTTGTACATCCTCCTGCTTCATGTCACGGAAATAGCTGTCGGGGTCGGATCCTTCAGGAAGGGCAATAGCGCGGACGTTCATGCCTACACTCATCAGCATGCCGGCATTGCGTCGCGTGGCCTTTATGCCGGCTGCATCGGCGTCGTATATCAAGGTGACATTCTCCGTAAAGCGGAGGAGCAGACGTGCCTGGTCTTCGGTCAGGGCAGTGCCACTGCCACAGACCACGTTCTCGACGCCTATCGATGCCATGCGCAAGACGTCGAATTGTCCCTCTACGAGGTAGACCATCTCTTTACGGATGATCTCTTTCTTGGCCTGCCAAAGCCCGAAGAGCACTTTGCCCTTGGAGAAAAGTGGCGTGTCCGGGCTGTTGAGGTATTTGGCAGTGGGGTTCTCCTCGATGCTTCTTCCGGTGAAGCCCACGATGCGTCCGGTGGGGAGTGGAACGGCCATACGATCCGATTCTGGAAGCGATCGTACAGCTGGTCGTACTGGTTCTTCCCGATCAGTCCGGCATCCATCAGCACATGATCCTGATGGCTGTAGGAACGTGCCGTCTCGAGGAAGGAATTGCGTCCTCCTGGTGCATATCCTGTCTCATAGCGGTCGAGGATATCTTCCGGTATTCCTCGAGTGGTGAGGAAGGCTTCTGCCTCCGGTTCGGCTATGTTGCCGCGATAGGTGTCGCGTGCAAAATTAAGAGCCACCTCCATCGACTGGCGCTTGCGCTGTTGGGCGCGCTCCTCGTCGCTCATTTCAGGCTCGGGGATCCTGATGCCTGCGCGATCTGCCAAGAGGCGCACGGCTTCTGGGAAGGTGATCCCCTCATGCTTCTGCACGAAGGTGAAGACGTTGCCGCCTTCGCCACAGCCGAAGCACTTCCACATATCCTTTGCCGGGCTTACAGTGAAGGATGCGTTGGAGTCCTTATGAAAGGGGCAGTTGCATTTGTAGTTGACACCTGCTCGACGGAGCGGGATGAACTCCCCTATTACTTTCTCGATTTGGAAGGCTGATCGTACTTTCTCGATCACCTCTTCTGGGATATATGCTTTCATTTTGTTTGTGTTTTTTTTTTGAGTGTGCGCATATACTCCTCGTGACAGGAGTATGTGCGCGATTCTTATTCTTTGATTGATTGGGCTATCCTCGCATTACGAGCAGAAAGCTCCTCGAACGACATCAGGATAAGATTGTTGCCTCCGTCTGTTATACCAAATTTATTCTCCTTGGAAACGTCGCCGAGCATACCGGCAACGGGTATATACGATCCTGTGTTCATAGCTGTGAGGACAAGAGTGTGTGCACGTTTGAGTACTCTTCATCCGCTGCTGCACAAGCATCTTTCACGGTTGCATATATACCGAGATCCTTGCTGTCATATTCGGACAGCAAGAACTGATCGAGGAACAGACGGTATCGTCCTCTCTCATCACAAACGAGCTCCTCGACAACGAAAGATGCTTTGTAATCGTACACGTTCAGGATGGCAGCTTCGTACTTATTATAGAAGCCTGCATCACATGTTGGGCGCGAATGCACCCATAATAGTTCTTTCTTGCTCATAAGGATAGGGATTGAATGTTGTTAGTTGCTCCACCGGTGGCCAGCCTGTGCGTCGCGGCTGCAGTGCGTATCTGCTCCGACAGCCCGTCGAGGGTCACGCTGTGGAAACTCAGATATACGCCATGGCTCCTGACGGAGGCATAGAAGGTGCAGCGACCACGACGACCCTTACGGATCCGATAGCGTGCCTTGGTGGCATGGGGAAATTCGGAGCGGATGGCGGTCTCCATCCAGCTCATAATCGTGAGCCTCAGGAAGGTGAGGCGGAGGCGAGCGTTTTCGTAGCTCGGGCACGTGTCTGAAGGGGATACAAGGCTCCCGCTACAAACATCTTTTTCTGTGTAGGACATTACAGAATTGTGTTTGTTAGGGCTGTAAATAAAAAGAAGGTACAGCCTTTCCCTCTGTCCTACACTCGCAAGGAGCAGTGGAGCCATTAAGCTGCCACGAGGGGGTACTGTACCTATAGGTACTGAGATGCGGATATAAAAAATCCGCTCCCAAATCAGAAGCGGCATCCCGCTCCTTGCTTATGTAGGACACTGCAAACATAGAAATATTTTTCGGAATAGCGCAATACTGTATCACTTTCTTGATGTCACGAAAAAGGTCATTTTCCTGGGCTGCTGAAGTGGATCAAGAGCGAATAGCACAGAAAGATAAGAGCGGCCGCGAGACAACAGAACATCTCAAAGTACACCCACGACAGGAATATTTCACTTCTGTACGTTATCATATTCGAAGAGTAGTCCAAAGATGTAATGCAAGGCGGCGGAGACGCCTTCATTGAAGTCTATCCGAGCAGCCTCAATGAACTGCTGTGGGATATTCTTGCATTCGATGTGCTTCTTGAATGCAGCGTCCACGTATTCGCGGAACTCCTGCTCGTTTACTGTGTTCAT